AAATGCTTCGCTATTTTCTCTTAAATATTCTGTACCTTCACTAACAGCTTTCATTATTTCCCAACCTTTCATCATATCCAATACAGCCCTATTTCTAGTAAAAGGACTATCAGTACTACCAATATATGTAGTAGCGGTAATACTGGTTTTTAACATTCCAGGTAATGCGTATGTCATGTACGACACCTCCATTTTCTTAATGCTAAAGCCTTTCTAGTAGGTTTACCATTCTTTTCCATTGGGCCTTTGACTTTACTCATTCTTGCACAAAAAGATTTACGTCTTTTTGCTGCTGCACTACCAGGCTTTACTTTTCCTGTAACTGGAGCTTTTAAATTACTACCAGTAGCACGATTATATTTTGCACGACCTTTTGCAGTAAGTCCACCTGTTTTAGACTTTTCTCCTCTACCTATGCTTAAATTTACTGATTTACGTTTCTTTTTCATTTACCCACCTTTGCTTGTGCTTTTTTATGGGCTTGACTAAAAGTGTCACCTGCTCTCATTCGCCTTTTCATAAACTCCATATGCTTTGCACTATGATGCTCAGAGTGCTTAGACAATAAAGTTTTTTGGCGAGGAGTAAGTTTCACTTCTTTTTCTTTTTTTTCTTAGAACGTAGCTTTTTAAGATCAGCACCAGTAATCTTATTTCTAGGAGGAGCAACAGCAGCTAATTTACGCTGCTTACTCGAATAAGAACTTTTAGGCATTATGCAGCATTGGTGATAGCACCAGAAGTTATAAAACTAACACTAACTGTTTCTAGATCACCTGTTGTAGCAGATAAACTTGTTCCTGTAACAATTCCAGAAAAACTTACTTTTTTTGTTCCAGAAGTATCTAAAAATAATTCAAACTGTGCATCACCAGCATCTTCTGTTGTTAAAACATCAGCTAATAAGTTTGCAGTTTCATTACCACTAGCTGCTGTATAAAGAAAATCAATTGTTCCAGATCCAGAAATTAATCCACCAACAAATGATCTTGATGTCGCTCCATGAGCAGTTACATCAAGAGAATCTTTTGTAGTATCTAATGTCCAACCAGTAGTAGATACGATTGCTTCAGTAGTTCCAGCTCCGTTTTTAAAACTTACAGAACCTTCCTCGCCACGAAAAAATGCCATGATCCAAAGAGAAAAAAGAGTATTTATAAATAGTTTAACTTGTAGTTGACTTTTTTACAGTACCTTTTTTCATATTTGCTAAATATTGTTCACATCTAGGATCCCAAAGTGCAGGATTACGCTTTCCTTTGACTTTTTCAATAATGTCAAGCATTTCTGGTGTGATTTCAGTCATTTTTTCTTTTTAGTAGTTTTTTTACGCCTATGTTGATAGGTTATCTTCTTTTTACCAGTTTTTTCACGTTTAAACCTAGCTTTTTCACTACTTGACATTTCTCCAGTAGTCTTAGGTGTCTTACTTGATACACGTTTACTAGGTCTACAAGCAGGATAGCCTCTTTTTTCGCCTTTTTGACGACCACAAGGCTTTCCTGTCTTTACATCAACCCAATTTTCTTTAAACCAACGGGTTAAACCGCCACTACTTCTTGCCACGTTTTTTAGTTCCCGTGCGATAAGTACCACCACGCTTCTTATACTCTCGTACAAGCCATGCGTTAGCGTAAGCAGACGGATAAACAGCAAACTTACGTTTAGCCTCTGCTTTTACCCTAGAGTATAACGCTTTATTTACAGGAACATTCGCCACGTTTTTTACCTCCTTTCTTTTTCTTCTTCTTTTTCTTAGTAGTAGAATGATACATGATAAGAATTAGGTAGTTCTTAATATATTCTAAACGAAGTTTGACCTAATGTCTCTGGTTTAGCAAGGTTAAATTGCTGTAAACAAAGATAGCCAAAAGCATCAAACGCATGGTCAACTCCTAAATTTTTATTTGGCAATCCAGTATTCGGTGCATAAGTAAGTGTTCTAAGTGATTTTATTAATTCTTTACAACGTGGATGTATAAAAGTTCTTCGATCTCCATTCGCATCATACAAAGCAGTATTAACAGCAGTTATCTTATCTCTTATTTTCCAGGGTGATTTAGGACTCATAACAGTAAAACCATTTCTTCTTAAAATTGTATGGTCAGTAACACCAACTCCACTTGTTTTTCTTGCACTACCAGTAGGGTCAGGACAAGCAATTACTCTTCGATCTACCCCGTATCTTCTAATAACTTCCTCTGCAAAATCCCAAGTTGTAGCTCCACCCGTCAACATAATCTCATCAAAGACATAAAGACAGTCATCATGCTTAACAGCACAGATTCCTGCCATAGGGTCCACGTTAAAATCTAAACCCAAAATTAATGGCATTAAATGTAAATCTTCAACAGTCTTATCAATATTTTCATCACTAAAACTAACAGCAACTAAACCAGTAAGATTTTCAAAACTTGCTTCAAATTCTTGTCTGAATGTTCTTGCATCTAATTGTGCTCTTGCAGCTTCAACTTCTTCTGCTGCTACATTACCTCCCTCAATCGTAGTAAAACTCCACCTTTTCCAATCCTCCCACTCTTTTTCTCCACAAAAACACCACATATCATAAAACCAACTGGCAGTACCATCAGGAGTACTGATAAACAAAGCCCAACCTTGTTTGTCGGCTAATGCAGGTCTTATAACTTCAGCCCATACGTCTTTATCCATAAATGCAGCTTCATCCAAAACAACACCAGCCAAACTTCTACCTCTCAATGCCATTGCATTTTCAGTTCCCTTTAACTCAATAGTTGATCCATTTATCAATTCCAATCTCAAATCTGTTTCATTTTTACTTTGAATCCATACTTTTGGTGTCAACCTCTTCAATTCCTTCCACGCAATGTCCTTTGCCATACGATAAGTAGGAGCACAATAAAAATACACCTCCCCAGGGCGATTTATAGCTCCTCTAAGTAATTCAATACAAGAAAGATACGATTTTCCAAATCTTCTACCAGCAACCAACACCCGAAATCGCTTATCACTATTAAATACTTCTCCTTGGGCATACCTTAAACTTATTTCTTGTTGTTTTGTAGCTGTCATACACCGAAAATAACAGTTTTTTTATCTTATACCCCCTCTTTATAGCCTATTTCAGCATTTTTAGGTTATTATTCCATTAACAACCCTTAACAAGATTAAGTTCGTGGCTTCTTCTGCTTTTCCAGATAACATAATTAATAATCCTCTCGCACAGCCAGCTAAAAAAAGAACTAGATCCTCTGTATCAGATGTTCTAAAAAGATCACAAAGACTTTACGCTCGGCAACTTGAAGGTAAAACTACTCGTCAATTAGTAATAGAACACGCAAATATTGAAGGTATTTCTGAAACTACCGCTTGGTTAGATTGGGATAGAGTTAAAGTTTGGAATAATGAAGATTGGGAAAAAGATAGAGAATCTTTATTGCCACGCTTACAAGCTATGAGAGTAAGATTATTCAATAAAGCAGTAAAAAAAGGTCAACTTCAAACTGCTGCTCAAATTCTTGATAGTCTAGGCAAAGTTATAGGCGAATCTGTAGAAACAGTTAACATTCAAGCTCCAGAACTTTCAATAAAAGTAGAACCAAAAAATTAACCGATATATATTTAAGTCCCTCGCCCTGGCCTCAAAAAAAATTTTTGTTCCTACAGTACCCCTAGGTTCATAAAAGTTCCCAGAAGTCCATAAAAGTGCCTTAGAGTTCAAATAAGTTTCTGCGGGTTCATAAAAGTTTCCAAAAGTTCAAACAAGTTCCAATAGGTTCATAAAAGTTCCTTAAGGTTCAAAATATTTTCTTTCAGTAAACTTTGTAGACTTTTATATATAAATTTGATATATTGGAATAGTTTAGTATCTTCTTTAATTGTGCTTATTTCTCTTATAAGTTTTTCTACTTCTGGACTAACTCAAAAGCAGTAAGCAATTTTAAGAGAACACTAAACCAAAACCAAATAAAATTATCACTTCTCAAACCGTGACTAACTCAATTAATTTGTTCCCAACAGAGGACAGACAAAAACTAAAGACAGAAAAACTTAAAGTAGATTTTAAGTTTAATTCTTATTCTTGTTATTTAGAAATTAAGAATGATTCTAAGGAATTAGAAATCCAATTTGATTCTAAGATTATTCAAAATCAAATTCTAGAGAACATCAAAAGATTAAGTGCAACTTATTCTCATGATGCTGATTATTTAATTGAACTATTTAAAATAGTAGTTTCAAAAATAGATCAAATGCCTGAAGAAAAACAAGATGAACTTGCTAAATACTTTGTAGAAAACATCAACCAAAAGGAGGTTAAGTAATGACTCAAGACACTAAACAGACTCACGTCAAAGTAACAATGCCTAAAGACTTGTACGCAAGACTTGTTACAGAATCACTTAATGTTTTAGGTGAAGAAAATCTTAGTCAAATGATAAGAACTATTTTGAGGAAGCATCTCAAATGAAATTAACTATTCAACTTACTTGCTATTTAATTTTAATAGCTTCAATTTGTTTTACAGGTCTTGAGATATTCAAGACCTTAAACAATTTCCAAAATACTTATTTACAAAAATTGGAGGTTTTACAAAATGACTAAAGAAAAAACTGAAGTTATTTTTAATAACGGCAAGAATACAGATAATGGATATGTCATAAAAAATCCATTCGCTACAGTTCAAACATTTAATACTGAAGACGGGAAAGTTGAAATTCCCGTTTATTCTCTAATTAAAATTTTCTCAATGTTATACGTAGGGGAAAGAACTGGTAGAGATTCTTCATTCATGAGATCGGGAGCAGTAAAAGCACTTAATAGATATTTTAATTGCAAACATAATTATAAATTTTGGAGGGAAAGTTTAAGGCCGTTATATGAGTCTGAATACTACAACAGAAAGTAGATAAAAATTTTACTTAGGTTATTATTGAAGCTCCAGAAGAAAATTCTGGAGTTTTTTTATTTGAGAAAATTCTCAATAATTTTTTTTATTGAGAAAAAATTTTTTTATAATATTTTTAAAATTTAATTAATTTTTTAAAAAAAATAATCAATAATGAATGGCAATAATGAATGCCAATAATGAATGGACTTTTTAATTGTTTTTTATATCGTTTTGATATATTATTAAATAGTAAACTTTCATTTACTCATGAAAACAACAACAAAAGAAAACCACGCATTAAACAATGCAATAGGCCATTTACAAGAAATGGTTAAAAATTATGAAATTGCTTCACATATTGAACAATCAAACCCAACAACCCAAGAGCAAGAAGAAAAGCTTGAAGAAATAAGAGAGACTATTTTAAATAGTGCTTTATCTGTTGAATTTAGAAGTGGATGGTATTCTTCTCTATACGATAGAGTGAGAATAGGAGAACCCGCAGAATTTAAAATACTTCTTTCATGGGGTGGGCCATCTTTGAGAATTATTGGAGAAATTGAAGAAAATTACGCAGTAAATCCAAAATTACAATATCAAGACTGGGGAACACTATGGACAGATTTAGAAATTACAGAAGATCAACAAAAAGCGTTGAATTGGTTTTGTAATTGTTTCTATTTTGGGGGTTAATAAAAATGTCATTATCTCAAGAAAGAAAAGACTATTTAACAAAAATAGCTGACCAAATAACTTTTAAATTATGCCAAGATTTAAAAGTTGATGAATGGACAAAAGAGCAAAAACAAAACTTTAAAAAAATAATTATTGAAGCTGAAAGAGAGTTTGAAAAATAACTCTCTTTTTTTATTGCTAAAAAAGTATACTTCGTATATAGTAACTTATGAACACTTACATAAACTGATGACTAAATCTAAAAGTCAGAACCCTATGAATGGGCAACCCATGAATGGGCTAGTCTATCAATCAATTATGGGAGAATATTTAATTCATCCCTCTGAATGTTTAGAAAATCTAAACATACAAAAAGCAATAAGCATGAATGATGAAGTTATGCTTAGAAAAATTCTTGAATGTGAATATTAATTATGAAAAACATTAATAAGAACAAAACTGAATTTAACTCACTTGAATTTGAAAGATTAATTGAAGAAGAAAGAGTTAACAACCCTGATTACTTTAAGGGTAAGTTTGAAGATAATGGAGATCACTTCACTATAACCCCAAGTCCTTTTTATAAAGACTTATTTAAAGCAATTACTAAGGATAATTAAAATCATGAATCCAAAAGAACACATTTTTAAATTCTATTCTGACCCTGCTCATGGATGGTTAGAAATGCCCTCTAAATTAGTGAAAGAACTAAATATGGGTATATGTCAAATTTCTGAATTTTCTTATTACGATAAAAAAACAGATTTTGTTTATATTGAACAAGACTGTGATTTATTGAATGTAAAAAGAGAATATGAAAAGAAATTTAAACAGAAATTACTTGACCCTGAGAGAGTAGTTCACATTGATTTAGATGAAGATAATTTTATTAGAAAATTACCATCTTATTTGACTGTTGAAATGGAAGTTCATTCAGTTAGACCGATACCACCAGAAGAAGTTATTGATAACAAAGATCAGAAATTAGCTTTAGTTAAAACTTTTCTTCAGTTTTATAATTCTTCTGATAGTAAGTTAGATGAAAAACTTAAATCAGATATTGTTTGGTTTGGTACTGGACTAACTAAAAATGAATTTGAAGCCTGTCAAAGTGTAGCTAAAGACTACTTTATGAAGGGATATAAAGGAGATGAGATATGAAGAAAATATTAGATAATGTAACTGAAGTAAGATTGCCTATTTATTGGGCATCTTACTTAGTTAATAATGATGCTTCGGGATTAGAAGATGGAGAAGAAAATCAAGTTCAAGAGACTTTAGAGTATCTGGAATTAGATAAGTGGATATGTGTAGATGTTAAAGATGACATTAGTTTTGAATATCCTTTTCTACCTAACTTATTAGGTGGAGATTATTGTACTTACGTTTTTCACAATTATGGCAATTAACCCAAACAAAAAATACAAAGTCATTGATAAAGATTTAGTCAATGGATTTGTTGTACTTACTGGAAAAGAATTAGATGCAATTCTTGAAAAGTCTTACAAAGAACATATGGAGAAAAAAAGTGAAACTCAAAAAAACTAGAAAAGAAAGAAAGTGTTATGAGTGTAAATCTCTTATAAATAAAGGAGATTTATACGGCCAAAAAAGTATAGCACTTGGAGAAAAAGTTAATGGAGAATCAGAAACTTTTGATGGTATGAATGTAGTAGTTCATTACATGAGAATACCAGTATCAATGTGTAAATGTTGTTTGGAGAAGAAGTAATGACTTATCAATGTAAAAAACTTGACCCTAACGTAGTAGGAGATATAGGCAATTACTGTGTTGATTGCTTACAAGATACATCTTTTGGTACTGGTAGATTTGTTAACAGAATACCTGCTGATAGATGGGTTGAAGATAAAGATGGTAATTATCTTGGAGAAAGAATAGGTTACTTATGTCCAGAATGTAATTGGCTTGAGTGTGATCGTTGTGATGAAAAAATTTACTGTGATGAAGATTGTACCCCTTATGACGTTTATCAAAATCATGAACCAAGAGAATTTTCTGATGGTGCATATAGGGTTCATTATGAGTGTCTAACTGAAGAAGAAAAAAAGTTAATGGAGGAAAATGATAAATGAAAATAATTAAATTAAACGATATTCAATTTAATGAAATTAAAGAGTTTATTGATAACAAATGTGAATCAATAGTAGAGAGATCATTAGATTGGGGAGATTCAAGTTTTGGAGAAGAATTAATTGAAGTTAATGAACCATTATTTGAATTAAAAGCAATATTAGAGGAGGTTGAATAATGCAAGATAAAGATGAAAAGTGGGAAGAAAATAAAGATGAAGCTAAAGGTATAGCTCAAACATTTGCTTATGATGAAAAGAAAAAAAGTGAATGTATAAAATATTTCATAGCTCATTTCAAAGTAAGTCAATCAACTGCTTATAGATGGTATGACAAAATTTATAATGAGTTATCTATACCTAGCATAGATAAAGCTAATAAGTTAGCTGAATTTAAAGCTGATATAGAACATCAAATAGAAGAATCCATGAAAGACATTGAAAAATTACCAATAGGAGAAAAAATAGATTTATTTTCTAAAATTACAAAACTAAAAAAGGAGTTAAGAAAATTATGAAAAACTACAAAATTGAATACATAGAAAGAAACATACATACTTTGTATGTACCTGCTAATTCAAAAAAAGAAGCTCTACAATTTGTTAAAGATAGGCTTTATTGGGATTTAGAAGATTTTGATTACAGTTCAGATTCTTACCAAGTAAGAGAAATTTCATTACTTAAAAAATTACCAATAAATTTAAAAGATGAAGCAACTGCAAATTGGTGGGAAGGTGTAAAACAGAGTAGAAAAAATTGGCTTGAAAATAACAAAGACCTTAATGAGAAATTCTCATGAGAATCACTAATTAATTAACTGGCATTAAAGTTTTCATGAGGTTTTCTTTATGTAAGTCCAGTACTTTTCAAATTACAAATTTTATTATGACCAAACAATTTACTTCAGTAATTACTGTTGAGTTTGCATACAATAATCGTGTAGCTAACTCTAAAGAAGAATACATTGAACTGTTAAAACAACAGTACTTAGAGCAACATGATATTGAATTAGAAGATCATGAAATTACAGAAATAAAGGAGATTGAAAATGTCTGATATTAATTGGACTAAAACTGGTATTTATTATTATGTTGTAGTCGCTAGAGAAGAGTATAAAGAAGAAGAAGTTTTATATTATCAGGGAGATTATTCTTCTAAAGAATTAGAAGAACTTGCAACTGAACACGTTAGAGAAAATACAATTATGGAATATGAAAATATTGAAGATTGTTATGTACATATAGATTTTATTTTTAAATCAGAAACCCCAATTAAATGGATTTATGACTGACTCATTTATGCACAAACATCAATCTGCACTTGATAGTTTTATGGAAGATAAAGCTATTAAGGATTTAGAAGATGCTGGAATTTATCCAAACGTATTTGAAAATTCAATACTTGTTGAAGATAAAGACTTTCCTTATGAGGAGGAGGATTATGAAACACTTTAAAATTACCTGTGCAGAAGTTAATTACTTTGAAATAGAAGTAAATAATGTTAACTCAATAGAAGAAGCTAAAGCGAAAGTTAGAGAAAATATTAATTCATTTGAAGTATTAGATGAATATACCTCTGAGTGGGATTTTCATGATTGGAAGGAGATAAAAGATGAATATTAATTTTGTACCTATGACTAGATATTCCAGATGCAATTTGTATTCTGGAAAAAAAATTAAATGCCCTAAGTGCGGTGGAGTATCAACTGTATATCATCTATCTTGGAGTGCAATAACTTGTTTACATTGCAAAGAGATGGTAGAAAAATATGATTTTTTAATTGAAAAAGGTAAACATTCTAAACTTTAATTTTTTTTATTTTTTTCTAAATATTGATGGATTGATTCTCTAATTAAAAATCCTATAGAGATACCTGCTCTTGTATGTTTTTTTAATTCTTCATATTCATCTTTATCAACACTAACGCTGATTCTTTGTAAATTCTGACTCATAATGAATGGCATTTATATATTAGTATAATATCACAATATCTATGAATGGCTTTTTCCTGGTAATGAATGGCCTTTTTAAGAAAAAGAAAAGAA